ACAACACGGAACGTAAAAGAACTCAATCAAGAGCTTCAACAAACCGTAGCTTTAGTTGAACAGCTTCGTGATTACCAAAAATATGAAGAAGATGATTAGCGTGGATAAGTTCAAACTACCAAAGGTAAGAGAGTATGGAGATACATTATTCATCAATGGCTATGAAGTGCCTTACGTTGCGTTAAACGATGATGGTACTACAACCACAAAAGCGGTAGATAAGAACGGCTATGTTGAAGTAACCATTACGTTCTGTGCTAAAAGCTACTACCTTGACCCGCACAAACGTATTCATCGAAGCGTGTATAAATTCAAGCGCAAACCTTGGTACAAACGTTTATTTTCTAAATTAAATAAAAAGTTGAGAGAACACTGTTAAATCAATGGTTCTCTTTTTTTAATTAAATTCTTGTCCTTTTTAGCTTGCGGACGTTAAAGAACAACGCTAAGTCCACAGAAAAGAGGTTAAAACATGGAAGATAAATTACCTATGAATTTACAGTTCTTTGCAGAAGGTGGAGAACCTGCTACTGGTTCTGAAAGTGGACCAACTGATACAGAAGTAGTAGGAAACGATCCTGCACCCGAAGAAGGAACTGAAAAGACGTTTACTCAAGCCGAAGTTGATGAAATGCTTCGAAAGGCAACTGCTGATAAGGAGCAGGAAATCACCGACGCTAAAAAGGAAGCTACTAAGTACGCTAAGCTCAATAAGGAACAACAAAAAGATTATGACCTTGACAAGGCTAATCAACGAGCTACTGAGGCAGAAGCGAAATTAGCTCGTTATGAAATGCGAGATACCGCTCGCCAACAATTGATTGATGGCGGTTATAAAAATCCAACTGATGAAGACATCGACCTTATTGTTACCGAGAAAGCAGAAACCACTAAAGCAAATGGTGAAACTTTCTTAAAGGTAGTTGAACGTATTCGCCAAAGCGTACGTGATGAGTTGCTACAAGGTAATACACCACAAATTAATGGAACTAAGATTAAAGTTCCTACGCTTGATGAGTTTAAGAAGATGTCGTATGCAGAACGAGTAGATTTGAAGACTAAGAATCCACAGGCATACGACAAATTAGTACAAGAATCATATTAGGAGGTAATCAAATATGGCAAATGAAGTAACATACAGTGAAGATGTATTAGACCCCGAAGTTCTTGCTCCTATGGTGTCAGCACAGTTAACAGCTGCGCAAAAATTTACACCATTAGCACAAGTTGATAACACATTACAAGGCGTACCAGGGTCAACTATTCAATTCCCAGCATGGAATTACATTGGTGACGCAGAAGATATCAAGGAAGGCGAAGCTATTGAAACTTCAAAGCTCACCTACGGACAACGTGCAGCAACCATCAAGGAAGTTGGTAAGGGTGGTTCTATTACTGACCAAGCCAAAGCTATTGGTTACGGCGACCCCGAAGGTGAATTATCTAAGCAATTAGGTACTGCAATGGGTAACAAGCAAGATAACGATGTCCTTGAATGCTTAAAGGGTGCTACTCAATCAGTGAGTGTCGAACCAACTGTTGACGGCTTACAAACAGCACTTGACACATTTAACTTTGAAGATGATAGTGCAACGATTGTATTAATCTGTTCACCAAAGGCAGCAGGACAATTGCGAATTAGTGCTGCTAAAGAATTTACTGGAGCTACCATGCTTTAAAATCCTATTTCATCTGGTGTTTATGGTGAAATTCTAGGTGTTCAAATTATGCGTTCACGTAAGCTTGACGCTAACGAAGCATATCTCGTTGTAACTAATGCTTCTGATGGTCGCCCAGCTATTAAGCTACTTACTAAGCGTGGCGTTAATATCGAACCAGAACGTAAGCCTAGTGAACGACTTACCAATTACTATGCTACTGCTATGTATGCAACTTACCTTTATGATCCAACTAAGGTTGTTAAGGTTACATTCACTGGAGTAACTGGTCCAAACGGCACTATTGGAGCGCCAGCTAATGTTGCCGATAAGGTAGCGGATGGCACAGATCCAAACAATGTACCAGAAGATAAGCGTGTAGGGCGTCAAAAGAAGTCAAAGAAGGCTTCTTCATCTAGCGCTGCACCACAAGCGTCACCTGCTTCATCTGCTGGTAAGTAGGCGATTAAATGGCTGACGAAGAAGAAAAGAAAACGCCAGCCCTTGAAGACTTAAAAACGATGATTGGATTGTTGCCTAGTAATACTAGCTTTGATGAAACGTTAGGGCTGATTATTAGCAACACCAATCTTCAACTCAAATTCAAGCTCGGTTTAAAGCCCACAGAGATGGTGCCAACCGAGTTAGCGTATATTCCTATGGAAGTATGCGTTAAGAGGTTTAACCGCCTTAAAAACGAAGGTATGACCTCATACAGTCAAGAGGGCGAAACGATTTCGTTTAATTCTAACGACTTTGACGACTTCTTAGACGATATTGCCGAGTGGAAGAAGAACAACGGGACAGGGTTGTTAACCACCGTTGACCCTTATCGGAGGCGTAACAATGATATTCGATAGACAGGTAACGTTTTATGATACTGGAGAAGAGCATTACGACCCTAAACAGCGTAAATACGTTGGTGGAGATGAGGAACTTGTAACCTTGCCTGCTAATGTTACTGATGTTGGAGTTGAAAAGAGTGCGCAAGTTTTTGGTGATTATAAGCATAGAGCGTTGGTTATTCGTACAGTTTACGAACCACCAAAACAATGGGGCTATCTTAAACTAGATGGCGATAGTCGCAAGTATGTATTAAACACGTACAGGAAGCCGTTAAAGTATTTCACACTGATTGTAGGTAAAACTAAATGAGCGGTAACTACATTAAGTTAGAAGGTGCTACTGAAATAGCGAACGCATTAAGAGATAAGCAACATATGACGGCGGTTAAGGCTATCGTTAAGCGTAACGGAGCAATGCTTCAATCAAGGGCACAAGATAATATGGATAAAGCTTACGTTAAGGGCTATTCAACTGGTGCTACCAAGCGAAGTACAACACTCAAGACTGCTGATGGTGGCTTAACAGCTATCGTGGCCCCTCATACTGCCTATTTCAGTTACTTGGAGTATGGCACTAGGTTCATGGAGGCTAAGCCTACGTTAGGCCCTGCGCTTACCTATCAAGCCGTTCAGTTTGTTAATGAATTGAACCAGCTATTTAAGTGAGGTGTTGTAATGTTACTGATACCAACACAAGAACTTTATGACAAGATTTTTGAGGCTAGTCAGAGCCTTGGATTTGATACTTATGATTATTTGCCAGCTAAAGAAGTTGATTATCCATTCGTACAACTTGCTAATACACAACAAACCACTCTTAATCTGAAAACGGCTAAGGGTGGTTTAATTTCGCAAACTATTCACGTTTGGGGAACGTTGAAAATGCGTTATCAAGTAACACAGATGATGGAACAACTTAATCAATTAGCAGACGGAACATTGATTACTGACAACTTCCGTTTCGTTGGCAGAAATAATCAATCTGACTTTCAAATAATGAATGATACGAGCGTACCAGACACCGTGCTAGTTCACGGTGTGTTGACGCTCTTTTTTAATCTTGGATAGGAGGAATATTAATGGCAGTAAACACAACTAAATATCCTGCAATTCAGGGTAAGAATTTAGTTCTCTTTGCTCGTAAGCTGGCAGAAGCAAAAGATAAGCGAGGAATGCCAGTGCCTTATCAAACCTCGCTTGATTTTGAACCGCAACGAGATTCTAAGACAGACGCAACTAAGGACGGTTATGTAAGTAAACAATCACCGCTTCAAACTGATTTGAAGTTTGAATTCGTTAATAACTGGTCTGAAATTGCTGATAAGTTGCAAATGTCATTGTTCAACGGTGACAAGATGGAGTTTTGGATTGTTAACTATCAACGGCGCAACGATAAAGGACAATGCTTTGCTTACTATATGCGAGGGACTGTTTCAGAAGACGATATTGATGGTGATCCGGACGATGTATCATCTCGCAAGACTACCATCAATGTTGAGGGCGAACCAGTTATAGGCTGGACTTCGCTTAGCCAAGACGATGAAGAGATGATTGCTTATGTCTTCCGTGGTGTTGATGCTATTGGCGAAACGCCAAAAGATGATGGTACAGATGGCAACGGTACACCTTGGAAAGACACAGACGCTGGTACTGGTGTAGCTTACGACACAAGTAAGACAACTACTCCAACAGATAGCACAGGTAAGCAATAATAGTGATTACTAAGTCGCCAAAGAAATAAACAATACGCAAGGGCGGCTGATATGGAGGAAACGAAATGAAATTAAAGATTAACGGTGAAGACAAGTTATTCATTTTTGGAGTTAAGTTTATTCGCAACCTTGACAAGAATCGTGGGGTCGAAGGTGAACAAAATGGTATGAAGATGAACTTTGGAATGGGACTTACCGTCCTTATGCCATCACTGGTAACGCAAGACGCTTCTGCACTTGCTGATGCTTTGTTTGCAGCGGCTAAAGGAAACGTAACGCAAGATGAAATTGACAATTATATTGATAATTCAAAAAACTTAGAAGGATTATTCAAACAAGTTATTAATGAAATTAAAGAAAGTAACGCTGCTAAACCAGTTGTAAAAAACCTAAAAGCCTAGAAAGTCGTCAGCTTACATCAGAGCAGAGTTATCATGAAATTCTGCTCAATTCTTTGACTTATCTAGGCTTTCATAACATTTCTGATATTGAGGATATGGGACTAGCAGAGTACAGCTTGCGTATGGAAGCTGCATTGTTAAAACAAGCAAATCGAGAACGGGAAATTGCATTGCAAGCATTCTTAAACCAATCAGTTCAGGAAACGAAAGGCAGTGAAAAACACCCTGTTCCTAAATACACGAGGTTCAGTGATTTCTTTGATTATGGAGAAGCAATAGATAATATTCGTGCTAACTATGAGCAGGATTATCAGCCAGTAAGCAAAGCTGGAGCAAATAAGCGTGAAGCTGATTTGATTGCTCAACGTTGGAAGAAGTATATCGAAATGAAGCGGAAAGAGAGGTGAGTAATGAATGTCAGATTCAATGAGCGTTAGAGCTGTTTTAAGCGCATATGATGAGAACTTTAGTTCGACATTAGAAGAAGCTATTAGATCAATTAATAAGTTTGATAATCAAACGATGGCTTCTTCCCAAGCTGTTAGTGATAGCGGTTCGAGAATATCAAACACTTTCAAATCAATGGTGGGTGCTATCAGTACCGTTGCTGTTGCCGGTAAAGCATGGGATGTTGTTAAAGATTCAATGGGTGGCGCAATTGAACGTTTTGATACGTTAAACAAGTACCCGGTAGTCATGAAAGCGTTGAATTATTCTACGCAAGACGTGGCGAAATCAACGTCAATTCTTGCTAAAGGGATTGATGGACTGCCTACTTCACTGCAAGATGTAACAAGTGTTGCTCAACAGTTGGCACCATTAACAGGAAGTGCGAAAAAAGCTTCTCAATCAGCAATTGCCTTAAATAACGCCTTTCTTGCTTCTGGAGCTAGTGTTGCTGATACATCACGTGGATTGCAACAATATACTCAAATGCTTTCAACTGGTAAGGTTGACTTGATGTCTTATCGAACATTGATGGAAACAATGCCGATTGCATTACGTAAGGTTGCTAACTCATTTGGGTTTACTGGAAAGTCAGCAGAACAAGACCTTTATAATGCTTTACAGTCTGGACAAATTACGGTTGACCAATTGAACGACCGATTTATCAAATTAAATGGTGGAGTCAATGGGTTTGCACAACTAGCTAAGAAGAATAGTCAAGGTATAGGAACATCTTTTGCTAATTTGAAAAATGCAGTTGTCAAGAACATGGCTAATATGATGTCTGCTATTAATAAAGGTTTTAGCCAAGCTGGGTTTGGTAGTATCGCTCAAGTGTTGGATAACATGAAGAGCGGTATTAACGCTACATTTCAAGCTATATCTCCAATAGTCACAAATGCTACAACGGCAATTTTGAGAACCCTTAAAGGACTTTTTTCTTTCATCAACGCTAACAAAAATTGGCTTGGGCCATTGGCAGAAGGGCTGATTGGAATAAGTGTTTTTGGAAAAACTGCTACAACAATCAGTGGCCTTGCAAGAGCTTTTCAAGAACTTGGTGGGGTTGTTGGAATATTTACTAAGGTTTTCCCGAGCTTAACTACCGGAGTAAAGATTATTGTTAGTCTTGGAAAAGCTTCTACATATGTACGAATTTTTCAATCTGCTATGTTTGGCATTGGTAAAGCGGTGGTTTCTGTAATTGCGGTTGGCAGTAAGGTATTTGACATCTTTATGAAGGTTGGAAATGCTTTTAAGATATTGGCTGGTTTAATTACAGCCAATCCATTAACAATAATAATTGCGTCAATTGCAGCAGTTGTTGGAGCGCTGATTTATTTCTTTACACAGACTAAAAAAGGGCGTGCATTATGGCAGAGCTTTGTTAATTGGCTATCTGGAGTTTGGCAAGGTCTAGTAGGAATTGCGACTACTGTTTGGAATGCAATTGGCAATGCGGTAACTACATGCGTTAATACGGTTAAATCTGTATGGCAAGGAATAGTTGGGTTCTTTACTGGGCTATGGAGCGGGATTGTTACTATTGCTGTAACAATTTGGAATGGTTTAGTAACAGCGTTCACAACAATTGTCACAGTTATTGAAACCGTTTGGCAAGGGGTATCGACATTCTTTGCTACTCTTTGGGCTGGAATTGTTGTAATCACAACAACGGTTTGGAATATGATTGTCATAGTTTTTTCAACAGTAGTATCGGCTGTTCAAGCGGTGTGGTCTGGTTTTGCTGGATTTATGAGCAGCTTGTGGTCAGGCATTGTTGCTGTCGCTTCTAGCGTATGGAATACACTTGTTGTGGTTGTTTCGACAGTGTGGAATGCAATCACTGCTGTTATTAGTGGAGCGGTTAATGCGGTTCGTTCTGTAATCTCTGGTGGGTTTAATGCTGCTAGAGGAATTGTTCAAAACGTTATGAATGCTATAAAAAGCGTTATCTCAAATGTGTGGAATGCAATTAAAGGTGTATTCAATGCTGGAGTTAATTTCATAAAGTCAGTAGTTCATGTTGATTTGAGCGCACAAGGTAGGGCTATTATGAATTCTTTCTTCGATGGGCTTAAATCGGTTTGGAATAGCATTAAAAACTTTATCAGTGGTATTGCAGACTGGATTAAGGCACACAAAGGTCCAATTAGTTACGATCGTAAGTTGCTTATTCCCGCTGGTCGAGCAATTATGGAAGGGCTAAATAATGGACTTACTGGAGAATTTGCAAGTGTACAATCAAATGTATCTACAATGGCTGAAAGGATTGCAAATGCAGCAACAGTTACGATTCCTGAAATTAATACTAATGGCTTTTCACAATCGCTATCAGCTTTCAATTCACAGCTTGATAATTCTAGCATTGGAGTTAATAGTCGATTATCTGCAAGCAACACATTCAATGCTAGTTCCCGTTCGTTTGAAGACCAAGTAACTACTTTGATTGAACAAGCTGTTAACAAACTTGATAACGTTGATCAGCACCCAGAAATTACATTTGATACGGCTTCAAAGTTGAATAGAAAATTCAACGAATGGAATGTTGCGAGATGGCAATCGGCTAAGGGGTGATATTTTTTGATACAAGTATTTTCCAAGAGGCAAGATAAACCAGTTCAATATGGCTTTGTGGACTTAGGCGGAGTACCTTTGCCCAATGAAGTTGATTATCCAACTGTCGAATTTTCTATCAGTCCAGACGGTGTTAATTGGACAAGTGCTTACGATGTTAAAAACATGGAGAACGTTCATTGCTACTCTTCACCTAATGTGCCAGTAGCAAAAAAGACTAATCAAACTAAAAAGATCGGCTTTCAAGACGGGGAAAGAATTGTCTCAACAAGTTTCGATTCTAGGGAATTAAAGTTCAAACTCGTTTATAAAGGAGTTAGCCAGACAGACGCTATGTTAGCTTTTGAAGCAGCACAGCGTTTTTTAGTCAGTCGTGAAGCTTACTGGATAACTTTTGCTGATTGGCTTGGGCGTATGTATTACGGTACAGCGGTCATGGGTGATCCAGAATTTTCAGTGAACGACTGGACTTG